TCAGAATGCGAGCGGGCACGAACCCTGGCGGCATCGGCCACGATTGGGTGGGCAAGCGCTTCGGTATCCAGCCGGACGGCACGCAGGACATTGAGGCGGCGCGCGACCCGAAGACGGGCGAGGCCCGCGTCTTCGTGCCGGCCAAGCTGGAAGACAACCCGCACGTCGACAGCAGCTACGAGCGGTCGCTGAGCGGCCTTGACGCGGTCACGCACGCGCAGCTCCGACACGGCGTGTGGGTGCGCGACACGACCGGGCTCGTGCTGCCGCTGACGGAGTTGAACTTCGTGGAAGCGGCACCCGCGAAGCTCCGCACGCGACTCGGCATCGACGCGGGCTCGTCGGCGACCACCGAGACGCTCTCGCTCGTGGTGGTGGGATGGGTGGAGCACCGGCCGCACGAGTCGTGGATCGTGCACGCGGAGAAGCACCCGGCGATGCTGTTGAGCTCGCTCGCTGAGCGCGTGCGGTGGCTCGAGGAGCGCTTCGACATCGAAGGCATCGTGCTCGACGAGGGGGCGCTGGGCGCGCAGTTCGGGCGCGAGCTTCGGCAGCGCTTCGGCATCCCCGTGCGCGCTGCGAAGAAAAACAACCGCCTCGGGTACTCCTGGCTCATGCGTGACGCTGCTCGAGGTGCGAGCGAGCCTGCCGACCGCACCGACGTGCCCCGGCTCTACGTCGTGCGGGACGCGTGCGAGCCGCTGGTGACCGAGGCCGCCTCGCTGCTGTGGCACGAGGACGCAAAGCGCATGGTGGGCACGTGCCACGCGTACGATGCGGCGCTCTACGCTTGGCGCGACGTGCGGGCTCACATGGAGGAGCCGCCCCCGCCCCCGAAGCCCGCCGTGGGCACGCCCGAGCATGCTGCTATGCTGGCTGATGACCTCAAGCGCCGGGCCGATGCCGCGCGCGACCGGAAAGGCGGGAAACCGTTTTGGCAACGACCACGCTGAATGAATGGTGGAAGGCTGGCGACAAGGAATCGGGCAAGGCCGTGGAGACGGTCATCGCCCGCGCGCGCATCGCCACCGAGCCGCGACGCAAGCGCATGAAGGCCGACCTGAGCATGTACCTCAACCGCCCGGTGGCCGAGCTCGACGGGTGGGCGTACGACCAGGCGCGAGAGCGCTCCATGGACGCCGCGCGGCTCAACCTTGCGCGGTCGGTGGTCGACACGGTGCACGCGAAGCTGGTGAAGAATCTGCCGCGGACATCCGTGCTCACCGACGGTGGCACGTGGTCGCTTCAGCGCGCCGCGAAGGCGCTCGACGCGTTCATTGAGGGCGTCAAGTACTCGAACAACTGGCGCGAGCTGTTCCCGCTCGAAGTCCGCGACGCGATGGTGCTCGACACCGGCATCGTGAAGGTGTGGGGCGAGCGGTGCGAGGACGACGACAAGCGCATGGGGCGCGTGCGCATCGACCGCGTGCTTCCGTGGGAGCTGTTCGTGGATCCCGAAGAAGCCGTTTACGGCAAGCCGCGGTCGCTCTTCCACACGATGACCGTCAGCCGGCACGTGGCACAGGCGCGGTGGCCCGAGCGCGCCAAGGACATCGAGCAGGCGCCTCGCGCCGACCGCGGTCAGGGCGCGACGTACTCGCTCACGGGCGACCGTGTGACGCTCGTGGAGGCGTGGCACCTCGAGAGCCCCGGCGCCGAGGACGGGCGCCACGTGATCGTGTGTGAGGGCGCCAAGGGCAAGCCGCTCGTCGACGAGGAGTGGGAGTCGGACTGCTTTCCGGTGGCGTGGCTCCCGTGGTCGCCCGGCATGCTCGGCGTGTGGGGCACGTCGCTCGTGGACGAGGTCGCGGGCCTGCACAGCACGCTCAACGAGGTCGACACGACCATTCGCGACAGGGTCCGGCAGTCGTTCGGCTTCGTCCTCAACTACCTCGGGGCCAAGGCAAAGTTTCGCATCGACAACGACGTCCCGATTCCCATCTTCGACGTCGAGGGCGGCGAGCCCGGGATGGTCGAGTACGTGTCGCCGAACCTCGTCAACGCGGAGCTCCTCGGCGAGCGTGAGCGGCTTCTTTCGCTGGGCTACCGCATGCCGGGTGTGTCGGAGCTGAGCGCGTCGAGCATGAAGCCGGGCGGGCTCGACTCGGGCGTCGCGCTCAGGGAGTACCAAGACATCGAGGCCGAGCGTTTCGCGCAGTTCGGGCGCGCCGTGGAGTCGTTCGACCTTGCGGTGTCGAAGCTCATCATCCGCGCGGCAAAGGCTCTCGACGAGGCGGACTACCCCGTGATCGTGTCGGCGCGTACGGACAAGCGGCGCAGGCGCTCGCTGCTGAAGGTGGACTTCGGCAAGATCAAGCTCGACGAAAGCGCGTACGAGCTCCAGGTGTTCCCGTCGAGTCAGCTCCCGCGGACGCCGAGCGGGCGTCTCGCGATGGTCGAGCAGCTCATCGCCGCGGGCTTCTTGCAGAAGGACGACGCCATGCGCTTGCTAGACTTCCCCGACGTCGAGGCGACGATGACGCAGGAGCTGGCGCCCTACAACATCGCGCTCGACATGATCGAGCTCATCCTCGACGAGGGCCGCAAGGTGAGCCCCATCCCGGAGATGAATCTCGCGCTCACGCGGCGCGTCGTGAACCTTGCGATCCTTCAGGCGACCATCGACGAAGCGCCCGAGGACCGCATCGAGCTTCTGCGGCGGTTTGCCGCTCAGGTGGACGCGCTCCAGCAGCGTGCAGAGCAGGCGATGGCACCGCAGGGTGGCGCGGGCTTTGTGCCGAACCCGGCTGGTCAGCTCCAAGCGGGACTACCGCAGAACGCGGCGCCGCAGGGTGCGCCGGTGATCGTGTGAAGGAGGAGACATGAGCGAGGGACAGCAGCCGCCGAGCGCGGCACCGACGACGCCAGCGGCACCGGCAGCACCGACCAGGCCTGAGCCCGCCGCGGTGCTCGTGCAGCAGCGACGCAAGGGGCACATCGACCGCGCCCTGGAGCGCGCGCGTGCGACGAGTACGGGGACGCCTCCTGCTGCGCCCGTGGACCCGACGGCACCGACCGAGCCGCCTGCGCCTGCGAACGCTGCGGCGGCCGTGCTTGCAGGGCTCACGCAGCCCGCCGCGCCACCTCCGGCCACGGAGACGCCGGTCGACGCGAGCGATGCGCGCGTGGTCGAGAGCATGACGAAGATCCTTGAGCTGGAGCGTGCCGCACGCGCCGAGCGCGAGCAGATCGAGCGCGACCGACAGGCTCTCGCCGCGGAGCGCGAGCCGCTCGTCGCATGGAAAAAGGCCGCTGAGCTAAAGGCCGCAGGCAAGCCTCTCGCGGCGCTGGAGGCGCTGGGGCTGACCTACGAGGAGCTGACCGTGGCCCTCATGCGCGGCGAGGGTGCCGGCGGTGCGCTGGAGCCTGCGACGCAGCAACTCCTCGAGCTCCAGAAGCAGCTCGAGGAGATGCCGAAGACCTTCGAGGAGAAGATCCGCGCGGCGCAGGAAGAGGCCGTGACCGCGAAGGTCGAGGCGTACAAGGCGAGCGTGGATGCGGGCCTGAAGGCGGACCGCGACCGCTGGGGGCTGCTCACGGACCCGCTCGTCACCGAGGGCAAGGCGCCGCTGGAGCTCATCGAGGCCACGATGGAGCACCACTTCACGTCGACAGGCGCCGTCTTGACGTGGCAGGATGCAGCGGACATGCTTGAGTCACAGTTGGAGGCGCGGGCTCGTGAGCGGGCCCTCGCTCCAGGCGGCAAGCTCGCCCGGATCCTTCAGCTCTCCACCGCTGCGCCGAGCGCGCCCACGAGTCAGCAGCCGACGACCACGGCCCCGAGTCGCACGCCAATGCCGGCGGGCGGCACCCTGACTCCGGCTCTCGCCAGCGAGACGACCGCAGGATCTCCGCCACCGCGGACCCGCGACGACTTCCGGCGACGAGCTCTCGACGCAGCTCGACAGCGCCGCGGACAATGACCGATCGGCCTGCGAGCACTGAGGTGTTCACATGGCCTTTTCCATCGCCGATGTCGGCGCGATCCACCGCGAGCAGTGGCCCGACCAGCGGGTCGTCATGGAGCTCTTCGAGAGCACAGCGTTCCTCGGCCTCATGAAGCGCGACCGCGACCTCGGCTACGCCGGCAAGCACATCGCGCTTCAGTACGGTCGCCCGCAGGGCCGTTCGCGTCAGTTCGCGAACGCTCAGGCGAACGTCAGCGCGCCGAAGTTCGAAGACTTCTACATTCGCCCGCTCGACGACTACGCTGTCGTCGAGATCGAGGGCAAGCTCTGGCGCTCGTTCAACACCGCCAGCGAGGCGTTCGTCGTGGACGTGCTCGAGCGGCTCACGAACGGCGCGATGTCGTCGCTCAAGCAGTCGATCTCGATGAACGCGTGCGGCACCGGCACGGGCGTCCGCGGCCGCATCACCACGGTGGGCACCGGCATCGCGGAGAGCGGCGGAAACAC